ATTATCATTAAAGGTAATTTTTGCATCTTTACCGATATATTTACATACGTCTATGCCGAATGATTCAACCATTTTAAAATCATTATTTGATTGTATCGGGTAATAATTAGCTAAGGTTGTAGTTCCCGAATTTAAGGACTGATTTGCTGAAGCATTACCCATTTTATAAGTTTTTTGCCAAAATATTTTATATAAATCAGTATTTATTGGAAATAATCTGTCGAATTGTGTTCCATATGGTGCTACGGATGAATTGCCATTTTGTAATAAATTAGGTAATAAATTAGATACTGTAGAATTATCTCTTTTTTTCAATAACATTAAACGAACATAACCTTGAAAACTATTCACTTGATAAGGTGAAGGAATTAACGGAATAGGGGTAGCTATATCGGGAGTTATAAACCCCTTTATTATCCATCTTTTAAGTCTTATTTGATTACCAACGCGCTGGCCCTGTTGAACTCCTTCGGATAAATTAAAGAAACTATTATAATTTGCATAAAACCAAATCGGGTCAGTCGCTGAGTAATTAACGAGATTACCTGTAAATTGACTAGATGCACTAATCTTATTTTCTATTTGTTTGGCTATCGCCTGTTTAACATATTTTTTTATTGTTTGTGTTGCTGTTCGTGGTGTCATTGGTGGTTTTGTACTTTTACCCTTAGATTTAGGGTATTTTGAAAACTTGGAAAAACTAGACTTTTTTTTGTAAGCCATATAATTAAACTAGATATTTATTTTTAATTTAAACGCATTTTTATAAATAATTTGATGAATTATAATATTGGAAAAATCCAAATTTTTCTTTATTACCATCATCTATATAGTTGATAACCTTATCCAGATTGTTGATATATTCAAAATCTATAGTATATTTATTATTTATATTATATGTAAATGCAGATTTTAATTTTTTTAAATCTTTTTTTAATGCGTCTATATTCACAGGATTTATTATTATATGTGTATGTATTATATCATTTTGATGTTTCTCAAAGCATCCATAAATAAAATTTATTGTCTGTCTTATCTTGTATAATTGTAATAATATATAATTTTTTTGTTCTTCTGTACTTGTTAAATGTAAATTATCAAATCTTTTAGGATCAAAGGTTATCGTTAGGAAATAATTTCCATCACTTCGAATTTTAATATCATTGAAGGCCATGGGTGTTTCCTCTTGTTTAAATATTAATTGATAATTTTCTTTTTCTTTTACTAATAAATGTTCTATATTTCTATAATAATTATTATCTATTTGTAATTTTTTATTTTCTATTATTAATTCCTTCATAAGTTTATGAATATCATCAGTTTCTACTGCGTTAAGGTACAATTGGGTGTAATCCCTCATTGCCTACGGCAGCCCATAAAGGGCATTTTGATATTCATTTAAATTCACTAAATCGTGAATTCGAAATATTTTGTAATATTTCGAGACTAAGGCCAAGATGTTCTTAGTCTCGAAATAATAGTATATTATTTTAATAAGTTACGCCTTCGCGCTCCTAAGCCCGCGCGGCCTGCGCGTGCTCCTAAGCCCGCACGTGCAGGCTTTGGTATTGTCCATTTGGTGGGCTATGCCCTCCTAAGCCCGGGCACTTGCCCGGTCTCCTAAGCCCGACCTTGTCAAGTCCGGTCTAAGCATCTTCATATTCAAAATATGATAATAAGTTTATTTTATACCAACATTTATTATTTACTGTACTTGGTGCTAGGTCACCTGTAAATGGAGACCAATAAGCACATAATGTAATATTATTAAGGAATGCTGGTGTTATAGCAGTAGTTGAATTATCGTTAAAGGTAATTTTTGCATCTTTACCAATATATTTACATACGTCTATGCCGAATGATTCAACCATCTTAAAGTCATTATTTGCTTGAACTGGATAATAATTTGATAACGTAGGATTAGAACCAATTGAAGGATTTGCTGCAGCATTTCCCATTTTATAAGTTGTCTGCCAGAATATTTTATATAAATCAGTATTTATTGGATATAACCTATCAAACTGAGTTCCATAGGGTGCTAATGACGAATTGCCATTTTGTAATAAATTCGGTAATAAATTCGATACTGTTGCGTTATCTCTTCTTTTTAATAACATTAATCTAACATATCCTTGAAACCCATTCACTTGATAAGGTGACGTAGTTAATCCAATAGGTGTATTTTGATCTGGTGTAATAAATCCTTTTATTATCCATCTTTTAAGTTTTATTTGGTTTCCAACACGTTGGCCCTGTTGAACTCCTTCTGATAAATTAAAAAAATTATTATAATTTGCATAAAACCAAATAGGGTCAGTTGCTGAGTAATTAACAAGATTGCTTGTAAATTCTGTCTCTCTTAGCTTTTGACCTGTCTTTTTACCTAAAATCACTTTATACCATAACCAATTGAAAAATCCTTTTGGTAGACTTTTTGTGGTAATAATTCTTACCTTTCCAGTTATTCCACTATTTTCTTGTATAAAAGAATTTAACATATTTTTATTATAGCAGATTATAATGCTTGCTCTTGTTGATAATTTATGCCCAAGTAGAACGGCTCCATAAAGCTGTACCCCAAGTATAAGGTCCTGTGGTCTTTGTAGGAGCACCTACCGTATCAGTTAATGCAATAGATTCATTAAAACTTTGATATCTTTGTACAACTTCATCAGATCCAATGTCTATCTGATCCGAGATATTTCTAATTAAAAGCTTAGTAAGAATATCATTTATACCTATGTCATCAGCGTTTATTATGCTTATTTCATGTACAAATTCATCAGGTGTTCTTAGTCTAGACTCTATACTTTCAATCTTATAAGACTGGTTAATGTTTCTTATTGTTGAGTTTATATCTATATTTTGTCCAACTTTAAAACCGTCAGTATAGGTTATAAACTTTGCCCGCCTTAATGGTAAAGCGTATTTTAATATTTCAGCATCAGCCCTTTGTGAAGCTGTGTCTACATCCTTAATAGTTTTATCTACAATTAGATATTGATACACCCCATATAAAGCAATACTTGTATTATTCTGCTTTCTTAATATTAAGGGATACAAAGGTGTGCCTGTAACTGAAATGTTATTTGTTCCAGCACTTGGTGTATTGCCCGCTGTAAAGCGTATATATTTTTCATTAAAATTCCACATACAGTCATATGATGTATCATCGTCAATAAAATCTACGCCTACAGTTTTAGCTACAGAATTAACTGTAACAGTGGGTAATGAAGCAAATTTAGATCCAAGTTTAAAAAGTAGCTTAGAGTTGTCTCCGTCAAATGTTTCTGTTCTTGTACTAACTGATTCAACTTCCCCTCCTCTAATAATTATTTCATTTCTAATTTGATGTGTTTCGTCTCTAATTTCTAAAGATTGAAAAACATAATTCTGTGAAGTATCTGTAAGTGTTGTATATGTTGCAACATTTGAGTTGAAGAAAAAATGAATGTCTTTGTCATAATCAACGTACCAATCAACATTGCCAACAGTCTCTGCAATTTTCTTAAAACATTGAGATACCGTTAGATAGTTAAAAGAAATTTTTGGTATAACAACATTTGCAACTACGTTTGTTGTTGTAAAGCCAGTGGTAAAAGTAGAAATTATGTCAGCTACAATATATTCAGCAGTTTGATTTGTATATACCTTACTTACTAAATACCTATCTAATAGGTGAGTATAGTCTTTACATGTAACTGAATAATACTTTAAAACTCCGTCTATTACTTCCTCAGATTCAATAACAATCCCTCCAAATTTTTTAACACCATTTCTAGTTAAAACTATTTCATCATTTAACGCTGGTCTGTATGTTTTTGTTGTTGAGTTTTTTGTACGAATAAAAAGCGTATCAGATTCACGTGTAAGAACCTCACTTTTTTTTAGTGTCTTCCAATCAAATGCAGAAGTTTTGTCTACACTATTAACTGTAATTACTATTGTTGACATTATATTCTAGCTGCTCTTTTAAAATTCTGAATAATCATATCTCCTATTTGCTCAGCTACATCCTGATTAACTCCAAATGTTCCAGTAATATTTATAATTATATTACCTCCTCCTGATGAAAGTCTACTATTCGGCACAATCCTGCCTGTACTTGGTGCTGTAAACAATTCAGGACCAGATTCACCAACAAGGTAAGTAGTACCACTAGCAACTGTACCTCCTGAGGCTCTACCTGTTAAGGCTCTTGTATCGTAAGAACTCTTTGCAGAGTCATTTATACTAGAGAAAAATTTTGCAACTGGTTTAGATAATTCTTCAATTTTATCCCCAACTTTAATAAGGAATTCTAAAACATTTTTAATTGCACTTGCCCACATTTTAAATGTTTCTACTATTGTAGGGATAATTACGTTTGCCCAACTTTTTAGTTCACCTGTCCATTCCTCAAATTGCTTTTTAGTTTCAGGATTGAGTAACCAAGCATTAAACTGTTTTACGAAAGGCATAAGAGCTTCAACTAAGGCTGCTCCAATTCCATCTTTAAAATTACTCCACGTCTCGCTAATTATTGCCATTTGACCTGTAAATGTAGTTGCAAAGCTTGTAGCTTGTCCTGCCACCATAGCTTGCAACATTGCAATATTTTCCAGTGGTGATTTTGTTTCATCTGCTGTAATACCAAATTCTTTTAATGCACGCACGTTACCTGACAAAACCATATTAAGAATATTGCTTGCATCTTTTAAATCTATACTTTTAGCTCTAGATAAATCCATTGCTACTGCATTTAATCTAGCCGCCTCAGTCATATCTCCAGTACGTTGAAAAAGCTTTGCAAGACTTTCAGCAGCTGCTTCATCGTCAAAACCAAGTTGAATAGCTGCCTCGGACAATTCTGCTATTTTTATTTTTGCTTTTTCTACTTGATCTGCTGTAATTTTTACAGTTTTAGTAAAAGAACCTTGAGCATCATCTGTTTCTCCAAGAAGAGTAGTCATTTCCTTAATAGAAATGCTAGTACCCTCAATTTGATTCTTTACTTTTGCTACCGCATCTTTGTACTTAGATTCACTAATATTTCCTTTTCTAAGCTCTTTTGCTAACTCTTTTAATAAATTTTGTTTATCATTTAATGCAATATTAGCAGCGTCAATTTTATTTCTTAATGCTAATGCTTCTGTGCCTGTAACTTTTAAGGTTGATGTAAATTTTGCTGTTGTTGAGGCTACTTCTAAAGTCTTATTAGCCATTGAATCTAGTGTTGCATTTACTTTAGCACCACTAACTTCTGCCTCAGCAAAGCCCTTAATTGCACTTACTGCAAAAGCTGTAACTGCTCCAACTCCAGCAACTGCAAATCCACCCAATGCTTTAGCTAAGCCAGATGAGTCTTCTTTTAAATCTTTAAATCCGTTGGATATAGACTTAAATGTACCTTTTGTATTATCCTTAGCATTTATTTCTATTGTAGCTTTTGCTGTTGCCATAGTTATCTTCTTTTAGACCTCATATTATAAGCTCTAATAAGCAAATCTATAAAATCAGTTGTGCATTCATACTCAAGTTGCTTCTGTGTCCAACCCATTTCAAGTGCTAATTCAATTATATTTTCTATTCTTTTTTTTTAGAAAGAACAAATTCTGTTGCTAAATTAAATAATTCTTGAATAGAGTCTTGAGAAAGTAAGTTCAAATTATCAATTGTTATTGGCAATTTTTCATTATTGGAGTCTGTAAAATTCCAGTCCTTAATCATAATGCATAATAGATCCAAAATCTTATTTGGATCATTTGGAGACTTTTGCAAATCAACAACTTTTATTGAATCACGATAAAGAATACCACTGTAGATTGTGACCTTACTTCCTGCTAGACTTTTCAATTCAACTTCTTTAGTTTCCCTAAAGTCTTTTAGTTGCATAATTAGTATGAGGATTGTGCGTTAATAAGAGTAACTGTAACCATTTTAGAATCTGCAAGCTTGTAGAAAGCCTTAAATTTAGCTGTAGCAGTGACAATATCACCATTACTGTAGTTACGTACAAACTCTGAGAATTTAACTGCGTGTAAGTCAATTGTGAGCCTTGGAACTGATGTAGAACCAATAAGAGTAGTCTGAATTAAATCAATACGCATTGCTTGAACTGTATCACCTAGCATTTCTGTCTTCATTGTCTCTGCGTTAAATACTAATTCAACTTCACCCTCAATAGAGAATTGTTTATTAAGAATGTCTACTGGTGCGGTACTACCAATTGCATCATCGTCTTCAACATTTTTATTTATGTCTAATTTTATACTACGAATATTTATAGCTGATGCTGCTCCCAATCCTGATTGAGTTGAGGCTAGTTTAAACACACCATGTTGTGGCAAGAATGAGTTTTCAGCACTGTATGATGGTGTATTTGTTGTGGTTGCACCTGCTTTAGATCTAAATCCAACTTTAACTTTTGCAAATTCCTGCAATGATATATCTAGACTAAGTGACGTAATCATTCCAAGAGCATGTTTGTAATCCTGATTTTCATCATCAATAAACAAAGTCAAAGCAGGATGTTGAGCTGTTTGTAGTACAGAAAATACGTGTGTATAAGCTGAATCTGTTGGACCACTTGTTGAAACAGATCCAAGTGTACCTAACAAAATAAGTCCAAGAGCTTTATCAGTTATCTTACCCTCAAACTCTCCCTCTGAATACTTTTTAACTAGAACTGCGTCATTGCTATCTTCAATAACACCAATAGAACTTTCATCTATAACTTGGTCTACCTTATCATCTAAACTTAATGACATTTTTGGCAACCAAAAAGAAGCTGATGTCTCTGCTGTACCTCTAGTTGATTCCTTTTTTATTCCAAAATCTACCAATCTACCTAAAAATTTAGCCATAAATTATTTTTTATTTGTTAATTTTTTAAATTTGTCCTCTGCTTCTTCCCTAGTTTGAGCCTCAATTATAACAGGAGGATTACTAGGAAACATAAACACCTCCTTTGTTTTTACCTCTTTTTCTGATATTTGTTTGTTACTTGTTTTTGTAATCATTAGAATGTAAGTAATTTTACTGTTGTTATTTTGAGTATAACATCAAAAATAATTAAGTTTACGTTTTGGTGTTGATAAGGTTCAATACCTGAACTAAGTGGAGTTATACCCCCCTCAGCCAAGTTGTCTAGGTTGGGATTGTTATCAAACTTATCTAATATTGCCTCACGCAGTACCTCTATTTGTGTTGTTGATGTAATGTCTTCTGCCTTAGAAACTACCATTATTGTAAAAGTATATGTTCTAGTTATATTCCTATTGTCTAGTATTTCACTTTCTATTGCTGACGGCATTAAGAATGCGTGTGGATACGGAGCTGCCTCATCTAGTGGATTTTTGCGAATATCAGATATAGTAGCGGCTGCTAAAGTTGTAGCTGTTACCAATTCATCTAATTCTGCTTTTATTTGGTTTTTTATTGTTGATTCTGCTGCCATAATTATATATTTGTTAGATCATCTGCAATATTATTCATTGCATTGTCAAAGTTTTTCTCTATGTTTTTAATGTTAGCGTCTGCAATTCTTTGCATATAAGGGTTGTTTCTATTAACTTTCTCTGCGTAAACTACAGTTGGTCCTATAGAGCCATACAAAGGTTTTATTACCATACCAAGTGCAAAACTAACAGCCAGTTGTCCTGTTCTTTTTGGTCTAGGTGTTTTAAACCTAAATAAACCAGAATCACCCGAATCGTTTGCACTCTTCTTTATATCAAATATACTTGCTGATATTCCCTCACCAATTCTTTTGCTAACAATCTGAGGGTGTTTAGCAAACTGTTTACCAATCTCATTAAGTCCTTTAATTTTTATAGATACTTCTGCTGGCATATTTATGGTATAAATACTCTCCTATAATTTGCTAATATTTCTTTGTCTAAGTCATCTAATAAATTATCCCACGTAATTTGACTTTGTTGAAAGCCCTCTGCTGATCTACCCTCTGAAATTCTTTTCTTAAATATTCTTGTTACTATTCTTTCTGTTAAGTCACTAATATCAAATGGCAACGTATGCAATGTATCATCATACATATTACTAAAGTCTATTAAATATCCTGCTACATAACTAATTCTAATGTTTTGCAATCCATATGGTAAATCTGTTTGAATAATACCATTACTGTTAATTTCCTGATAATTGTCACTATTAAAATCTACCCAACTAGGGTTACTTTTAGCACCAGTACGATATTGAAATGAACTAATAGAAATTACAGGTGAATTTTTTAAAACTAAATAACCTTTGCGAGAACCGTCAAATAAGCAACCGTCATAAATTTCATTTGAGTAAGTTGTTCTTTGAAAACGTCTATTAGTAGATTTTTCAATAAAGTCAGTTACAGCATAAATAATAGATTTAATTACTGCATCGTAAGTATTAGCAGTTATATCTACTCTTGTCTTTACTCTTGCTTCTGTTGTTAATCCGTATGTTTTTGTTGCCATGTTTTTATGATTATGTTGTATGCCTCAAGTATAACTCAAGGCATACCGCTTAGTCACAAATACTATGCATTACCTACTGCATTAGATGCACCTAGTCCTAGCAATATAGTTGCAGAACCTGCAATTGATGGAGTTGTACCAGCTGTTGTTAGTACTACTCTCAAATAACGCTTGCGAGTAACATTTAGATCAGACAGTCTGATTTCCTTTACCTGATCATTAGCTGTAACTGTGTTTGTTAGACCTGATACTGCTGTAAATGTAGAGTTGTCGTCTGACTCTTCAATACTGAATGTATAAGTCTCATTTCCACTAGCCAAGTCAATTGTACCTGCATTTATTACTGCCATACCGTCTCTGTAACCCTTTGTGTCTACACCTGTACCGTTAGCACTTGCTGTCCTAACTGCTGGAACAAGTGACACTACAGGCTTAACATTATCAAATACTTTCTTCATTGTTTTATTTGATTAACCTAATTTATAATTTTATCAGAATTAAACAAAGTAATTCTTTCCAGTAAATCAGCTTTTGAACCCTCAGAAGATAAGCCTAATTTTTCAG